GAGGTCCAGCTCGAGCGGCTGCTCAGAGAAGCCCTCGAGGGGGAAGCTCCACGAGGGATCGGCGAACATCAGCGGCGCGTTTTGGGGGTCGCTGGTTGGATTTTCGATCCAATAGAGCGGTTTCGTCAGGTAGGACGACTCAGAGACGAGCGAGCGCAGATCTGTCTTGTATGCGTCCTCAGAGATCACCAGGCGCGGCGACATGACTCGTTGCCCGCGGAACTGCGTATAGTTGCTGCGGGCCCCGGACGTCGACACGAACGGCGCCACGCGGCTCCGATAATCCTCGAAGTTCCAGGGCGTCGCGGGCTTGTGCTTGAGTTGCCGGCGCCGGCCTAGCATGAGCTCCCCGATCTGAGGCACGCCGATCAGGCCCGTCAGGCGCAGTCGGAAGTAGAGCACGCTCGAGTATCGCAGGGCCGTTGCACCAGTGTGGAACAGCGACAGACCGACGAGGCGCTTGGTGCCAGAGGGCGCGGCCCAGCTCTTGAGAGTCGTGGTGCCGGTAGCAAACGTGGAATCGTCCGAGATCTGCGCGTCGACGGCGCCAGTGACCGTGTTGAGGTTGTGGCCGGCCAACACAATCATGTCGAAATCGAACGCCAGCACCAGCTGCGCGTTGAGGTACCACGTGGCGACGTTTGCGTTGGGTTTCGTGGGGACGTGCAGGAAGCTGTCGACGAGCGCCGACGTGGGGTAGCCAGTCGCCGCCTGGTCGGCGCTCGCCTGGTTTCCTGTGGTGGTCCACTTGATGTTGGACCCGTTCCACGAGAGGGCGTTGCGCGCACACAGGATCGGCTTGTCGTTCGCCATGAGTGCGAGGTCCGCCGCCGAGACGCCTGCAGAGCTCCAAGCCATCAGCCCACCTTGTAGCCGCGCCGGCCGAGGCGCTTTGTCGCGGGGAGGACGGAGTCTCGCACGACGCGATCAAGCTGCGCGCGAGAGACCGGAACAGAGCTGCTCACGTTGACGACCACCGCTGAACCGCCTCCGCTCATCGCGCCGACCCGGCCGCCGGCGCCAGAGATCGCCGAGACAAGCCGGTCAAAGCTCTGCGACTGCTGCACAGTCAGGACGCGCTCGCCGTCCTGGGCCAGGATCGGGACGCTGTCGCGACCCTTGACGCCGCCGCGCACCACGCCGCCCTGAGCGAAGCTCCCGGCGTACGCCGCCACGACGCCGAACGCTGCAGACGCCGCAGCCGCTCCAAGCAGCGGGCCAACGAATGGAATCGAGGCCTGCGATGCAAACGCAGCGGCTGCCGACTCTGCGGCGTACGCCATGATCGCCCTTTGGACCATCGCGATCACGGTCTGCAGCCCAGTCACTGCGAGGTCTGCCAGGGCCTCGTTGACGGTCTCGGTGCCCATGGCGATCGCCGCGAAATGCTGCCCGAACGCGTTGCCAATGTCGCTCGCCACCCCCATCCCCGCCTCGAGTGTCCGCTGATAGAGCTCCGCGTCGCGTTCCTGCTGGTCGGAGACGCGCGCCAGGTTCGACAGCTGGATCTCGGACACGCCGTCACTGGCTCTCTTCTCAAGTTCGGCCATGTAATCGACGTTGGCCGCGTGGTTCGCCGCGTTCTCCTTGTTGTGTTTCTCGCGGTCCTCGATCGACTTCTGCACGGCGGCGACGCCACGCTCTCTCATGCGCTGCTCGTTCTCCTCGCGGCGCTTCCATGCGTCGTGGCGCTTTTTGTCCTCGTCCTCGTGCTTCTTCCTGATCTCGTCCAGCTTACGGCCTAGGTCGGCCTGCTCTTTCGCGGCCTCTCTCTCGAGCTCAGTCTCTCGCTCGGCCGCCCTTCGCACCGAATCGGTGTAGGCGCCGCGCGTGCGCGCCTGGCCCTCGAGTTGCAGGCGGAACCGCTCAGCCTCGGCTATTGCCGTGTCGAAGTAGTCCGACACAGCACCCACGAGCATCTCGAACGACCCGGCGCCGTCCTTTGCCGCCTGGTTTATCCCGATCAGGGCCGAGTCCAGAGAGCTGATCTCGCCCCGCAGTTCGCTCATGTCCGGCGCCGCGTCCGCCAGCGCCTGCACCAGGGCACCGACAGCCTGCGTCGCCATGGAGAACGCAGCAAATGCAGCCCCGCCGGCCAGGCCGAGTTCCCCAGCAAAGCGACCGAGACCGGGCGTCGCCTGCGCAGCCCCCTTGCCGATTGAGGTCACCTGCTTGTCTAGGCGCTCGGCCTCGTCGGCCGCCTTGTTGAGCGTCTTGGACGCCGATACGTCCTTGCCGGTGAGCACGATCCCGGTCTCTACGGTGCGGCCCATGGCTCACCTCCCGCGGGACGCGCGCTCGAACTCCCGCTCCTGTCGTCTCCGGCTCGCGGCCTCGACGGCGGCGCGGGCCTCGTCGCACTCGCGGAAGGCCTCGACGACCCACGCCGGCTGGTCGCCAATGGCGCCAGGGAACGGGAGAAGGCCCATCGCTTTCCACTCATGGTGCGCGTGGACAAGGGCAACAGCCCGGTTGTCGATCTGAGACCAAGGGCAGCGAATGAGATCCGGCGCCCACTCGAAACCCAGAGAGGGATTGTCGCGGTCGCAGCCTCGCGCGTCTCGGTGCTCGTCGCCACTCGCGTCCCCCTTGCACTTTGAACAACCCCACTTAGACGCCGCGTGATCCGAGTAGAGCAGCCGCGCGGCGATCCCTATTTTTTTTGAACAGCGCCCCCCAGCGCGCTCTGCTTCTCGATCGCCTCAATGACCTGGTCGATGATTCGCAGCTCGCTCGCAGGGCCCGCGAGGATGGCGGCCCAGAGGTCGGCGCCCGACTTGGGCGCGAGCACCACGTCGCCGACGCGCAGCTCGTACCCCTCCACGGCCGAGACGTGCTCGGCAAACACCTCCTGGTGGACGCGATAGGTGCGCTCGACGTACGACCCGCCGCCGTCCAGGTTGCCCATTTGGTAGGTGCGCTTCTGTGTTGCGGTCATTGGGCGAAGTAGGACGCGGAACGGCGACGGGTCCTCTCGGTTCGCGTCCACGTCTGGGACAAACCACGACTCTTGAACAGCAAGCGCAACGCTTCGTGACATGGCCTCGACCCCTCCTAGGTGAACACAACCGACATCTCATCAGCGCCCGAGTTGCCGATGGCTCGGAACTCAAGTTCAAACGTGCCCTCCTCGGACTCTGGAGCCTCGACATTCGGCGTGACGATCTCGGCATAGGGGATGTTGATCGTGCAGATCTTCCCGGCTGTGGTCCCGCAGGCCACAGAGATCGCCTCGGTGGCGAACCCCCTGGCCCGGCCGATCCTGATGATCTGGTCGCTGCGGGCGCGGACCGAGAACTTCCCGGAGACCTCCCGCACTCCGGGGATGTAGTCGGTCGTGGTGCTCTGGTTGGCCTCGTCGTTGATCTCCTTGAGGTTGTTCGCGAGCGTCAGCTCAAAGGAGGTTAAGGGGAGCGTTGTGGCGTTGAGCGTGATCGCGCCGTCGATCCCAGCGGCCGGGCTTCCCCCGGTGGTCTCGGTAGGCACGAACGGGACGACGTCCTGCCCCGTCGCCGTGGTGCCAGCGAGATTCGGAGTGACTCCGAACGTGTAGGTTGAGTAGTTCGCGGTCGTGATCTGGTAGCCTGCGCCGGTATTGTCGTCGACGCCAACCTTGATCACGGCGCCCACGGTGAGGTTGCGGGCCGTCGCGGCCGAGACGATGACCGACGATGCTCCGGCGGACTGCGTGCCGCTGGTGACAGCCACGCCACAGTGGGCCGCGTTCCAGCCGAACCCCTCGTAGGAGATCTTGGGAAGGTCGCCGCCGGACAGCGCGATCTTGAGCGTGTTGACGGCGCCACCCGAGAGGTACTGCCCAAACACACTGTTAAACTCTCGCGCCAGAGACAGAGTACGCATGATCTGGCTGTCGCCCGGAGCATAGGTCACTGACACGCCGCCGCTGACCGTCTCAACGCCGTTGAGCGCCGCACGGATGAGCTCGCCATCGTCAGGGGCTGTGCCTGCGGCGCCGCTCGGGATCAAGTACTTCTCGAGGGACCACTTGACCGCGATTCGCCTCGTGATTTGCTCCATGAGGCTCCGGCTCGTGCGTGCGTCAGCGCGGGCCGCGCGCTCCTGCACATACTCCATGGAGCTCTTCAGTACCTTGAGCGCGTCGGTGCCGGCGTGCTTGGCATAGGTGCCAGCGGAACTCTCATATTTCGCGTAAAATCGCTGATTGCGGCCGAGCGCGTGCGCTGAATTGAGTCCCATGGATCACTCCCCCTCTTCTGTCGTGAGCCCCTCTGGTGCGCCGGTAACGATGCGCCAGAGGTCCGTTGATTGTGCGAGCGATTCGACGAGAGACGCCGGCCCGGACACCACCTGCCCGGGAACGACCAGGACGTCTGCGATCCGCACGGTGCCGGCAGGCCCGACGTACTGCACGGCCTCGATTATCGTCATGGGTTCAGTCCTCCGGAGGAGTCGCGCTCAAACACCAGTTCGAGCTGGACCTCGGCACACGCAACCCCAGTGCGTGAGTCCGGGTCGCCCTCGTCTGTCGTGTAGTCCAGGATCGTAGTGGTGATGCACGTGCCGGTGAGCGTCGGGTCGACCGCGACAGTCTGGAAGACATCCGAAACTAGGTTCTCGAGCGCCGTGATCCTCTCGGTGGCCGTCTGCCCTTGCACGTAGCAGTAGAGGTTGACGCGAGAGCGCTGCACCGCACGGTTCCCGGGGTGGTACTCGATGGGGTTGTTCAGGGGCAGGAGCCCAACGAACGGCATTCGAGACGTAGCGACGTCGTCCCACGTCTCGTAGACGCGCCCAACCTCAGTGACCGTGCACTTGTAGGCCGGGTACTGAATCGCAGCGAGCCGGGTGGCTAGGTTCGCCATCATCGCGATGCGGTTCGGAGGGGGAGACATTACGTCACCCCCGGAACTTTCGTCGCGTCGTCGAGGTGGCCGGCCATGATCTCGCTGATGCCGGCGACAGCCCGGTCAGCCGCGGCCCGCAGGTAGTTGCGCCCGCGGATCGTGACGCTCTTTTTCAACACGAAGTACGGGGCAATCACTCCGCTCTTGCTGATCTTGGCGAGGATGAGATTGCCGGCGCGACTCTTGATGAGGCGCAGCTCTCCCTTGGCGAAGTCGCGCGGCCACTTGCCCACGGGCAGCTTGCGCAGAGGGATAGCCAGATACTGGACGGTGCGCGGGAACACGGTGCCGCCCTGATCTTGGATCCTGGCATACTCCAGAGACGAGAGAACACCGACAGCAACCACCTCGCCAGATCTTGAGAGGAAGCGGGCGCGATACGAACGCGCGAGGCCCCCGGTGCGCCCGTTTG